CTGCCGAGCGTGCTGAAATTGTTTACAGCATTCTGGAGGATGAGTAATGGACGTTATTCTGGGTTTTATTCAGGAATTTGGAGGGGACTTCTTTTTAGTTTTAGTCTTCTCCATTGTTTTCATTTACAGCAAAACACGTTATCCGCAGGGGTAATTTTCTAATCAAACGCTTTTAATTATTGAGGATACAAAAACCATGAACAAAACCTTACAGCAAAAATCAAAACTCCCGGCTAATCAGGCCGGGGGCTCAACAGTAAAAGATTTTTTCGAGGCCAATAAAAATAGCATGGCCGCAGTTTTACCAAAGCATGTATCGGCTGAACGCATGATCAGAATTGCGCTTACTGCGCTGCGCAACACGCCTGATTTAATGCAGTGTACAACGGAAAGCCTGATGGGTGCCGTTATGCAATGCGCACAATTAGGGCTGGAGCCAAACACTCTACTGGGTCATTCGTACCTGATCCCCTTTAAAAACAAAAAAGAACAACGAACAGATGTTCAGGTAATAATCGGTTATCGCGGATTAATTGACCTGGCCAGACGGTCTGGGCAGATTGAAAGCCTTTCAGCTCACGCTGTCTTTGAAAATGACAGTTTTAAATTTGCCTATGGCTTGCATGACTCGTTAATACACGAGCCCTCTATGGATAACAGGGGTGATATTGTGGCATTTTACGCTGTTGCAAAATTGAAAGATGGTGGTCACGTCTTTGAAGTGATGAGCAGAAACACAATCAACGGAGTGATGGCTAAAACACAAAGCCGAGGCGCTTACGGCCCGTGGAAAGATCATTTTGAAGAAATGGGGCGCAAAACAGTTATTCGTCGCCTGTTCAAATATCTACCTGTTTCAATCGAAATAGCAACGGCAACAGCTATGGATGAGGTCGCGGAAGTTGGCGGAAATCAACATATGGAATCAGTGCTTGAGGGCGACTACAGCATTTCATCTATGGATTATGATCCTGTAGACGATGATATTGTTGATCAATCTACTGGCGAGATATTGACGCAACAACAGGATGCTGGAGTATCCCAGCAGCAGGCCGAAGAGGTGGCTCAAACAGAAATGACTGATGATGAATTCATGAACCTTCACGACATTATTAAAGCAAAGGTTGAGTCTGGCGCAAAGACACCTGCAGAAATGATGAATTGGCTAAGTGGCAAAGGAAAGATACTGACTAAAGAACACGAAAAAACGATCAAATCTTTTGAAACTAAATAAATAGACGGAGTTCAATAAAATGAATACGAAAAAAGATAGCATGGTAATACTGGACCTGGTCCAGGGGTCTGACAAATGGTTAAAGGCAAGGCTGGATCATTGTACGGCCAGCGAGGCGCCTGCCATGATGAACGATAGTAAGTTCACGTCCCGGGATGAATTACTGGACCTGAAGGCAGGCTGGAAGAAAAATCCGGACAGCGAGTTTAAAAAACGGTTATTCGAAGATGGCCACCGCTTTGAAGCTGAAGCGAGGCCACTTGTCGAAATGGATATTATAGAAGATCTGCCGCCGGTTGTCGGTAGCCGGGTGATTGACGACCTTTTATTGCTGGCCTCATTCGATGGGCTGAAGAATAATCAATCGATTGTCTGGGAACATAAAGGCTGGAACGAGGTACTGGCAGAAAATACCCGTAACCATTTGTTTACGCCACATTATTATTGGCAGCTTGAACACCAGTTGCTTGTTTCTGGCGCGGATTACTGCCTGTTCACCGTTTCTGACGGATCGGCAGACAAGCGTGTAACCGCAAAATATTACCCGGTAGAAGGGCGCAGAGAGGCCCTTATCGCAGGCTGGAAGCAATTCAATATCGATCTCAAAAAGCATACCCTGGAAGCCAAGCAGGAATACATTCCGGCAAACGATAAAAGCCTGGCTGTATTACCCGTCATAGAGTACGAGGTCAATGGCAGCCTGATTATCTCAAACGCCGAAGTGTGCCTTGCGCGGATTCAGGACCTGGCCCACGTTGAAATGAGTAAGATCTTGCAAACTGATCAGGATTTTGAGAATAAGCGCGCATTCAACAAAATGGTAAAAGACAATCGGCAAATGCTGAAAGATGTGCAAACCCAGGTAACCGGCAATTTTGTCAGTTATTCACACTTCGTTGAAATACTTGGGAAAATGGATGCTGTGCTGCAAAAGGTCCAGTCAGACGGTGAGCGGCAGGTCAATAAATGGAGTAGCGAGCAGAAGGGAAATGTTATTAAGGATGCCGAAGCCAGCTTTAAAAAATACATCGACAAGCAGCATAAGCGGATATCTCCGGTAAAATTGAGCTCTATCGAGTCTTTAAGCTACCCAGACTTCGACGCTGCAGCGAAAAACAAACGTACTTTGCCGAGTATTCGGTCTGCCGTTAAAAGTGCTGCCGCCATCGTCCGCGCTGAAGTTGATGCTCAGGTTGAAAGAGTCCTCGCAAATCTGATGGTTATCGCGTCCAGCTCGATCGATTACCCAGAGCTGTTTAACGATACCGCTTCTTTAGCGATAAAGGATCCTGAAGCGCTCCAGGCTATCATTAAAAACAGAATCACCGAGGCAAAAGAAGCGGCATTCCGCCGGGCTGAGAAAGAAAAGACGGACCTGGCCGCAAAAGAAAGAGCTGAAGAAGAAAGAAATCGGCTCAATGCGGAAGCGACCATCGCTGAAGATATCAGGATTGAGCAGCAGGCAGAAGAGCAGCGCATGGCTGAAGAAAAGCAGCGCGCCGAGGCACTGGAGCTGCAGCAATCAATGGCCGCAGTAGAGGAAACAGAAGATGAAACAGAAGATGCCGCCGAAACAGCCGTAACCAATGAAGAAAAAGCAGAATTGCTCTTTCCAGTACCAGTAGTTGCGACCAGAGTCACCGGTAGAATGCTGCGTAAGTCTGTAGATACCAGCTCACATAAAGACCCTGTGCCAGAAAGTGATGCTGTTATCGACTACGACGATCCTTATGTCAGGGGCTATATCGATTGCCTGAACGACTATGTTTGGACCGATTACAATCGAAAGAAGGTGGTAGGGCCTGCTCACTCGTGCTTTTTACTGGAGGATGCAATCAGTAAATTCTGGAATCAATATCAGGCCGATAAAAAGGCTGTGACCATTAATTAATTTTAACCGAGGAAAAGTACATGAATAAAGTAATCGCATACGATACTGAGACAACTGGAATGCCCGAGTGGAAAATACCATCCAGGGACCCGTTACAGCCGCACCTTGTATCCCTGGCAGCTATATTAAAAGACGCAGACACAGGTGAAGAGCTGCAGAGCATGAGCGTTATTGTTAAACCTGAAGGATGGGAGTCCTGCCAAGAAGCACTCGAAACCCACGGCATTACGCACGAAATGGCTATGGATGTTGGTATTCCTGAAGGGCTGGCCATTGAAATGCTGTATGAAATGCAAGATGGGTGTACGCGTGTTGCTTATAACCGAACTTTCGACCAGCGAATCATCAGAATAGGCATGAAGCGGTATTTTACCGAGGAAGATGCCGAGAAATGGGCGATTAAAGATAACCATCCCTGCGCAATGCTTCTAGCCCGTCCGATCATGGCCGCTGATCCTGGTGGATTGTACAAAAACGTAAATCAGAAGCTGGCCGTAGCTTACAACTACTTCACGGGCAAAGAGCTTGCTAATGCCCACAATGCAAAAGTCGATGCTGACGCGTGTATGGATATTTATCTGGAAATTCTTAAGCGTCAGGAACAGGGGTTAGTCTAATGTTGATATTAAAAAGAAAAGTAACTGAAAGGATTATGATCGGTGACAATATTATTTTGACTATCGTTTCAGCAGAGCGCGGTGTCGTCGGTGTAGGCGTTGAAGCGCCAAAAGACGTACCTGTTCACAGAGAGGAGATTTACAATAAAATCCAGTCGGGGAAAGATCATACTTCAATGGCATAAGCCTGATGGTCGGCGCCAGGGTAGGGTATAACCTTGCGCGCCGGCCATACTTAACGCACACAAATTTTAATCAACGGAGAATTACTTAAATGTCCTTACTATCTGAAAAATCATCAATGATATTGCGCGCGTTTTTTGAGAACGCACCGCTCAATTTTATGGAACTGCACGAAAAAACAGGGCTGGAGAAGAGGGGTATTAATCTCATGCTCAAAAATTTGCTGCGCAGTGATTTAATTTTACATGACGCCAAAACACTCAGATACCAGATAACTGACACCGGTGAAGCCTGGTGCCAGGACAATCAGGAAGAAAAGAACGATGACGCAGTTGAGCGTCCGGGACCCGGCTTTGTCGTTTTAAAAGAGGACACTGCCGAGGAAGACTTTCAGGTAATTGAGAAGGAAAGAGACCAAGCCGAAGAAGAAAAAGACATGGATGAAAAGATTGATCTATTCTTCGGTAGTGCTGATATCGAAAAGAATGATTCTCTTGGGGATATTGTCAGGCTTACTCAGCAGCATATTGACGCACTGGCTTGCGGTGAACCATTGCCAACTGAAAACATTGGCAAGCTAATGGTTAATATTCGAGATATCGCGATTAATGGTCTGGATACTGAACTGTAACAGCCCACTGATCAGGCAGGTTTGATTCCTGCTCGTTTGCCGAGATCTGATGAAGGACGCGGTTCGACTCCGTGACTGGTGAAAACCTTAGTGAGTACCCCGCAGGGTCCGGGGAGGCATGACAGCTCGGAAAGACGGGCAACCAATTAACTGCAGCATAACAGGGGAAATGAAATGACTACCATGACTACCATGAATGCCCAAGAACTGATAGCAATCCTGCAGGCCAAAATTGCCGGCAAAGAAATACAATACAGGTACATAGGCTTACCAGAGCGCTACTGGGTTAAGATAAATACGGACACTGGAGTAGCGAAGCTGTGCGAGATGGTTGGTGAGGGGCTTAAACTTAGGGTTAAGCCTGAGCCATTGGAGAGGTGGGGGAATGTCTATGAAAACGGCATGACGATGTACCACGAAACCGAAGCTTGTGCGCTATCAGCAAGAAACAGGGCTTGCCTTCGGACAGTCCGGTTCGTAGAGGCTGACTACCATGATTAATTTTACCCCATTTGAAATTACTACTATTGACGGGTCAAGATTTAGATGCAACACGCCTGGCCATTTTTGGCAATACGGTCTAGTTGAGGGGACAATGGATGTCCTGGATAAGACTATTGTTGAGGTGCATAGCATAGATGCCAACGAAGAAACTTTGCTTATGAAAAGAGAATGGGCTGAAAAAATGGTGGAAAACTGCGAAGAACAGGGCGTACCGATATGGTTTAAGCAGCATGGCGGCAATACCAAAGACAAGGGCGGCTTTATTCTTAATGGCCGCGAGTATAAACAATGGCCGCGAGGTGATGTATGAACGAATTCGACATAAAAAGACTGGCTTTGGTTTATGCGCTCCAGGCTGATATTGAAGCTATGAAGGTGTCAAACAAGCAAAGGGATGATGATAATCCGCTATATGATGCTGATCAGTTTTACCTTAAGTCGGATGAGTTACAGCAATTAGCCGCAAAGCATAACGACCAATTATAAAAAGGTAATATTTGATGAGCGAAGTGGAATATATTGAGTTCACGGGCGGCGCGTAGCGACGTCCGGTGTAACGGCTTGTTAGAACCGCGATTAAACAGAATAGAGAGATTATGATTCATTACCACGGAACACCGATTGGAGGCAAAACGACTGACGCGGTTGAAATACTGAGAGGTAGACATGCGCTTATTAGTTATGCGCACACCGACCAATTGAACGTGGTGCTGGATCAATGCCAGAGTTTTGTTTTAGACAATGGCGCGTTCTCTGAATGGCGTAAAACAGGTGAGCCAATCGATTTTTATGCTTACCATAAATGGGTGCATAAATTTTATCAGCATCCAGGGTTTGACTGGTGTTTGATACCGGATGTAATTGGTGGAACTGAACAGGAAAATATTGACTTAGTTATGTTGTGGCTACGAAAAGGAGCAAGGGCAAAAGGCGTGCCTGTTTATCACATGCATGAATCTTTGGAGTGGCTGGAATGGTTAGTTGATAGATTTGAATGGGTCGCTATTGGATCAAGCGGCCAATGGCCAAACCCAGGGCGACGCGATTGGTGGAACCGGATAAACGAGGTTATGAATGTTTGTTGTGATAACGAAGGCAGACCAAAAGCAAAATTGCATGGATTGAGAATGTTAGACCCTGAAATATTTAAATATCTGCCACTGGCAGGAGCTGACAGCACAAATGCAGCGAGGAACAATAATCAGATGAAGCGGTTCGGAATGTACCCACCGCCGACAGCAGGACAAAGAGCCGCAACAATTGCGGATAGAGTAGAAAGTTTTAACAGCTCGCCAGTGTGGTTGCGTGAATATCAGCAAACTGCATTAGCGTTCTAACAGGGTAATAACCAGACTTCACAAACTTTACGGAGGATACGCACATGTTTAGTGCAGAATCATTTAAACGGATGACGCCAGTAAAAGGATCAGTCGAAAGAACTGTCCTTGATAAGTTGATTGAAAGCAAAGGAAAAGGGATAACAATTTTTGACTTCCCTGAGCATTTAAATATTACCGCTGAATTACTTGATCAAGCTATCAGAAATTTAGAAAACAATATGTTTGAAAGTGAATGTGATGAGCAAATTAAATTTGACGCTTAGTGTGTGTATAAAATCGGAATGAGTAGCTTATATCTACCGCAAAAGCGGAAGCTCAAGATGGTCTGTTGCTGGCGGTAACGTACAGACAGAGTGCTGCCGGCGGATACGCTAGACGCTGGATGCAGGGCCACCCAATTAGGGGCGGGGATCGTGTGGGGGTAAACGGTGCGATTTTATATACACATCAAAGTTTAATAAGGGGGCAGCTGAAGCTGAGGGTTTTAACCCTCCCAAGTGGACAATGATCAAGCAATAGTTTATAATTCTGTTCGTGAATTTTTTTTAATTTTTTCCGTTCGTTTTAACCAGGGGGTATGTTTATAATGAAAAACAAAGTAGTAGTGAGGTCATCTAATTTAACCAATCCGAGCAGGTCGGTTGTCCGAATATACAAGGGGGGGCATCTAATCGTGGAGGAACTTATAACCAAGCGAAATCCTTTACCTTATTTGCGCGGCCTAACGAGGTCGAAGCATTTTTTAAACATAGAAAGGAAACTCATGAAGCATGGGCTTACTTTATCTGATGTTGGTCTATCACCAGCAACGAAGGTGTTGACATGATCACCATTGGTAAACCAACATCAGATAGCAAGGTACACGCCAGGGGTGCTAAAGTATCAGCATTCTGTAAACCCTCATTAACTGATGTAAAAATCACTGAAGAAGATCAGGATGTTACGTGTTTTAAATGTGTTCTGCTAAAGAATATCATTTTAAAAATTCGTGATGATTTTTCCTCGGAGTCTGCATATCTCGATTACCTGCATTGTTTCACCCCACCAAGGGGAATCTCAAAGGCAAGTATCCGCGCACGTATAAGTAGGGGTGTTGAGCCTCTAGCTTGTTAACCTCAATCTGACCCGTGAGAAGCTGTACATGAGCATTTAATCTTGTCAGGTCTTTGCTGTCTGCCATTGCTTGCAGTTTGCGATAGCGGTTTGCCCTTCCTGGGTTTTCAAGAACTATCTCTGCAGCCCTGATCTAAGACTCGTGCAGATTGCGCTTTGCCTGTGTAATCCAAAGCAGACGGTAATAAGCTAGGTGGCCTGTGTACTCAAACGGGGTTTGCTGGAGATATATATTACATTAAATGCTAGTTGTTATGCAAAACTCCTTTAATTTCAGCAGGGGTATTGCAAATGCCAGTCGTTATAGGCGGTGAAAAGGCGTGGTTAAATCGTGTTTCAGGTGATATCGGCATTGCCTATCACTGGATTAATGATGAGCCGGCCATGTGTCTATTCCCGGTGCGGAAGAGAATATCAACAGCTGGCGCGTTCATTATCTGCATGTCTGCCGCTTACAAATACGTTAACCCTAACGGTCATCCAAATTTAAACTACATGGTCACTGCCGCAGCTGATGCCGCCGACACCATGGGTTTTTCCTCAAAAGACACTTTCATTATCCGAAAAATCATCGATGTTATCGCTGATGGTATGGGAGATCTCCTGGCAATGCCTCCCGAACCAAAAGACTTGATTGAAAAGGCTGTCAGAGAAAATGTTGGCGAAATGACACTGACGTGTGACGGAGAAAAGATAGCAGAAAGGGAATTAACTGCTTTGGATGCTGACGAATTGAAAGGGGTGCATTAATCATGGATCTGAGAGACGACGGAATAACGGACAGCTACTCGAATGATAAATACCCGGACCATGAAATAGACGGTGACGAATCGGAACAAAAGCCAGAGAAGGAAAAGCACAGGTTAGACAGTCAGAAAATGCTCGGGCGATTGAGCACTATTCGTATCTGGCAGGAACAGGAACAGGAGCGGCAGGCGTTCAACAGGTACCAAATGGCAATGGATGAGGATTATTACGACTCTCTCCAGTACACCGAAGAAGATGCTAATGAATTGCTGGATCGTGGACAGGCACCGGTCGTTATTAATGAAATAAAACCAACAATAGATTGGATGATTGGCACAGAGCGAAGGACCCGGATTGATTACAAGGTCATGCCCAGAAAGAAAGACGGTGTGAAGGTAGCCGAAGTAAAAACCAAATTAATGAAATATCTGGATGATGTTAACAAGGCCAGTTATGCGCGCAGCTTTGCCTTTGCACAGGCTCAGAAATCAGGATTAAGCTGGCTGGAGATCGGTGTTCGCGGTGATAGAACAGATGAGCCCGTATTTTATCGCTCACAATCCTGGCGGCAAATGCTCTATGACTCCAACAGCGTAGAGCGCGATTTATCTGATGCGAGATATATCTTCAGATGGAAGTATCTGGACGAAGACATTGCCTGCGCAATATTTCATGACCGCAAAAGCCTGGTAAAAGGATCGGTTGTTGACGGGAATACAAACATTGGTTTCGCTGAAGCAGATGATGATCTCTGGTACATGGGCGCAAGGGTTACTGAGCCAGGGCAGGATTTCTCTTCAGCTTCTGCAGGAAAGTACCGTCCTTACGACTCTTCCGCATTTGCCTTTACGCGCCGGGATCGAGTAAAAATCTACGAGTGCTGGTACCGGATCCCGGTGAATAAGAAAAAATTCCGGGGCGGAGACTATGACGGAGAATATTACGACAACAGCAATCCTGATCATGCTGAAGCAATGAACAGCAGCCAGTCTTCACTGTACGACAGAATTGAAATGGAAATCAGAGTCTGCCTTTATTGCGAGAAAGGGTTGCTGTATGAGGGTAAATCACCGTTTAATCATGGCCGGTTCCCTTTCGTTCCGATCTGGTCCTATCGCCGTAGCCGAGACAATGCGCCGTATTCTGCAATCAGGACGATGCGCGACTCACAGGACAGCCTGAATAAGCGTAATTCAAAAGCACTGTTCATATTATCAACAAACAGAACCGTTATGGACAAGGGTGCTGTAGATGATCTCGACGAATTCCGTGAAGAAGTTGCCCGGCCGGATGCGCTAATTGTTAAGAATGTCGGAAAAGAATTAAAAATAGACCGTGATGTGCAGTTGGCCGACGAGCATTTAAAACTGATGGACCGCGATCAATCGTATATTCGCAATAGTGGTGGCGTTACCAGTGAGAACCTTGGCCGCGAGACTAACGCCATTGCCGGCAAAGCAATAATCGCCAGGCAGGAGCAGGGCGGAGTCATTACAACAGAGCTATTCGACAACCACAGATACGCTGTTCAATTAGCCGGCGAGATTGAACTCAGTTTAATTGAGCAGTTTTTCAGCCATGAGAAGACAATACGACTGACCGGCGAGAGAGGGAATCCTTCATTTGTTGAGATCAATAAGCAGGATCCTGTAACTGGCGAGATATTGAACGATATCACAGAGAGCCAGGCTGATTTTATTGTTGATGAGCAGGACTATAAAAGCACTCTCAGAATGGCCATGTTTGAAAGCCTGTTCGATATCGTCGGCAAGCTGGCTCAATTTAATCCAGAAGTCGGCCTGAAGCTTCTCGATCTGGTGGTTGAAATGGCTGACGTTCCGAACCGCGATGAATTTGTTGCCAGGATAAGGCAATTAAACGGCATGCGTGACCCGGAAGCCGAGTTAACTGAAGAGGAAATACTTGAAGATCAGCAGGCCAAAGAGCTTCAGAAGGTCCAGTTACAGCTCACTCTCGATAAAGCAAAAGCCGAACTGGATGAGATTGTAGCCAAAAAGGACAAGGTATCAGCTGAAGCACTAAATAAGCGGCTCGATGCGTTCTATGCGGCTGTCCAGGCAGCCGGGCAAATAGCATTGAATCCGGCATTAACTCCCGTGGCAGACGACTTAATGACAAGTGCAGGCTTTGAGGACCAAACCCCGGAAGCCGGAATACTCCAGCCAGAGCAGCAGCAATTAACCCAACAACCGCAACAACCGCAAATACCTGACCCCGTATCGCCTTTTGTCGGTGCGCGTGATGGCATTGAAACCCCAGAAATTGAAGGCAACTAAAACCACCCGAGGTAACTACAATGAGTAAAGATTTGAATGCAGATGTAACAGAAGATGAAATGATAGGACTGTCTGACGAAGAAAAGGCGGCACTGTCCGATGATGATGAAACCGGTGACACCGATACCGACGACGGTCACGACGACGATCACGACGACGGTGCCAATGATGACCATGATGACGGTGACTCCAGTGACTCTGACGCTGACGCTGACAGTAAGCCCAAGGGCGATAAAGGCGGCGATGCTGCCAGCGATACTGGCGCTGATGACGATGCAGATTCTGAAAAAGAATTTCAGGCGCAGTATAAAGCTGAAGCCGTTGACGACTACGACGGTAAAGTTTCATCGATAGCTGAAAAGAAGGAAGATCTTCTTGGACGTTTCCAAGATGGTGAAATTGACATAGGTCAATATCAAAAAGAGCGAGATACCATTGATCAGGAATTAAGAGCTATCGATAAAGCACAGCTTAAGCACGAAATGTCGGTAGAGCAAAGCAACCAGTCTGCCGAACAGCGATGGACATGGGAGCAGGACCGCTTCTTCGAGAATGACAGCAATAAAATCTACAAAGAAAACCCTATTATTTCTGCCGCTCTCGACACTGCTATTAAAAACCTGGCCGAAAAAGCAAAAACAGATTCAGCAATAGCAAGTAAGCCGATGGGGTGGTTCCTGAAAGAAGCTGACAGGCAGGTTCGCTCAATAATGAATCTTGGGACTACCGGAAAAGGCAAGACCAATAGACGTGCTGATTTAAGCAATCTACCGCCGAACCTTGGTGACTACGCCTCTTCCGATCTTTCTGACAACTTCTCAAAAACTGATGAATTTTCAGCACTGGATAAGCTGGGGGGAATGGAGCTTGAGGCTGCACTGGCAAGGCTATCCCCAGCTGAGCAGGATCGGTATCTAAAGGCGTAATCAAAAATGTCGGTGTTAATGGTAAATATTAAAGTGGGTGAAAGTATGTCTTTTACAGGTAACGGC